CTGGTACTAGGACTGATGTATCTATTGTCAAAATGAACGCGTCTAATAATGCATTTGCATGGGGAAAAACTATATCTACAGCGGATGGAGCCTACAGCCTTACTTTAGGGAACCATCCCATAGGTGGTCCCGACAGTAACGGCGATTTTGCAATGATCTGGCAAAGCAACAGAGATTCGCAAGCTAATTCTTCATCTGTTATTCATAAATTTGCGGGTTCTAATGCCGCTCCCGTTTGGAAAAAAAAGATTGTTACAAGTAACGGCAGGATACAAATAAAAGACGGTGTTGCAGTAGATGCTGATGATAATTGGTATCTGATAGGTCACAGCACAAAAGGCTCCGAGTCTGAGCGTGTATTAATAATGAAATTAAATAGCTCTGGGGCTTTGCAGTGGGCAAATAAGTTAACTATAAATAATGTGGCCACAGAGATTAATGGGCGCTTTACAGATATTAAAATTGATTCAAATGGTGACATAGTTGCCTGCTCTGCTGTGCAAATGGCAGCTAGTGGTGTTGTAAATTCACAGATAACTTTTAAAGTACCTGCCAGCGGAGAATTTACTGGGACGTTTGGAGACTTTGTTTTCACTTCTGTGACCAGTGACATTACTGTGTCTAATGACACAGATAACGCTTACAACAACACCGCGAGTAGGGTGAACGGGATTCCTGCTTATGGTAACGTAGGGCAAACTAACGGCGTCCTTTCTCAATCGACAGAGTTAGTAGACATTTAACCATCTAAGCATAGGAGCATACACAGTTGGCATATATTAAAATTACAGATGGAAATCAGGTACGTTACAGCCTGGGCCAACTTCGCAAGGACAACAAAACAGTATCCTTTCCAAAGGTAATAGCAGAGGAAACGCTGGCAAGCTACGGAGTTTATAGTTTTGTTTTTGCTGATGCGCCTTCGTATAATGTTTCGACAGAAGTTATTACTTTAAGCGAAACAGCAACACAAGTTGGTGGAAAATGGACTTATGTTTGGACGGTTAGGGACAAAACCTCTGCGGAGCTTGCTGCTGATGCAGCCTATACAGCTACTTCTGCAAGAAATGTACGAGATGGCTTGCTGGCTGAAACTGATTACTTGGCCCTTTCAGATGCTACTCTGTCTTCTGCAATGGCAACCTATCGTCAGGCTCTCCGTGACATCACAGGTCACTCCGACTGGCCCAACCTTGTTGCTGGCGATTGGCCGACTAAACCTTAAAGATAAAATGAAATGGTTATTCCCCTTAGTATTTTTAATAGGCTGTGCAGAAATAAGAATGCCCACTCCTGTTTCATTGCCTTCTATTTGCATGGGGGAGAAGTTTTGTGAGGACAGGAAAGCAGCCGAAACATTGGCGGCAATGGGCTTTGCTGATGCTGGGCTTGTTATTATGTGCAGCAATCCTAACGTCAGAAACATTTTGGAGGTGGAATGCGGGTCAGATGCGTTGCAGTATCCCTAGTCTTGCTGATGTCTCCATGTTTTGCCCAGGACGGGAGCGTTGAGGGTGACTTTAACAGCAACACGGGGAACAATGGAAGCAATGTTGAGAGCAACAACGAAAGCTTTTCAACATCCAACACATACAATGGAGCAGGCAGCGCGCCAGGTTCTCAGCCACCGCCTACTGCTAGCGCACCTACCGTCATGGGCGCGGGTGGAACAGATAGTTGTCTCATGCCAAAGACTAGCGGAGTTCAGGTTTCTTTATTTGGGTTTGCAACTGGCAACATGGAACAAGATCCTGAATGCAATCGGCGCAAGGATGCACGGCTAATGGGGCAACCACAGCCACATGGGCTAGGCCTACAGATTTCTGGTCTGTCAGTAATGTGCGCTTCACCTGTTGTATTTAAAGCAATGGCTATGTCGTCAACGCCCTGCCCGATCTACGACATTAAAACAGGACGTATTTTAACTGGGCGACCAGCATATGAAGCGATGCGAAAAAACCCAACGATATATGTGACGGGTTACGATAACGACTTGGCGTTTTGGAACGCCTTTCTGAGAATGGATTTAAAGGAGCTACCTGATGTTGAAGTTAACCAAAGTAATGCTGGGCCTTCTTTGTCTAGCCGGTTCAGGGCTAAAAGCGCAACAGACACTGGAAGTACAGGGACTGCAAGAAGCAGCGTCGATAATTGAACAGCAAGTTTCGTTAGCTGCCGTCCTGGCTTACGCCGCGACGGATCTTGCAAGCCAAGGTCAGATTGTTGCCGACGAAAGTTTGGCAGAAGCTTTAGTTACAAGCGCCATGTTGCATAACTATCAAACTTCTGTCGCTCTGGTCCTCGCGATGGATTTCTCTGTGGCTGAAACAGCATCTGAATTATTTACTGCTGAGTACGAGAGCGCGATGCTTGAGTTGGGTATGAGCGTTGACGAACTGTCTGCTGCAAGTGCCGCGCTTATGTCTACTTCTGTGGTGGCTGAGATGGCTGCGACCGCTGACACTAGACCAGAGGGATTGGCTTTGCAGACTGTGCTGTCGAACATTGAAGTAACTCAAGCCGACGTTGACACGTACAACCAAGCGCTGAGTGCAGTAAGCGGAATGGCTCAGTTATCGGGTGCGTTCTTTGCTGCTAGTCAGAATGCTGCTTTAACATCAAGCATTGATACTTACACAAGCACAAACAACATATCGATTGGTGAGTACACTGCTGTATCTTTTGAGTTTGATACCAATGAATACGTTATCACATGGGGCGCTCAGGGCGAGGGGACGGGGTGGACACAGTACACCAGTGGCAATGACACATCTGCGGAGGATTTATACGACCATGCTCAAACTCTTTACACAGGTGATTAAGTGGATGACATTGAAATCAAAGCTGGCGGATTTGTCTTTAGAGGGTGGTATATTGCTGCTGCTCTGCCTTTCATATCTGGGCTTAGTGGCGGTGTTTATTATGCTTACGATGCAATTTCTCGCTTCAATGGCTTAGAGGCATCAGTGGTTGAAGTCCTGGATGCAACCTCTCGAATACAAACCATAGAACAGACGCTAAACCAGAACAATGTGTCCGGCTTAAACACTCAGCTCTCCACCATCAGTACGCAGATGACCAACATCTTAGAACAACAGCGAACACTGATAGAACTTAAATCAAAGGTCGAACGAGCGGAGCTAATTACCAACGGCATCGACGAAAAGCTTAACCTTTTACAGGCCGACATTGACAGCACTTGGCTTGCTATCGACGAACTGGAGAAACCCCTATGACCGACTACGACACAAACGGAAACGGTGTATTAGACGCCGACGAAAAAGCGCTGATGATGGAAGATCGTCGCTTGCAGATGGAAGATGCAAACAGTCAGCGGGACCAGACGAGGAAGATGGTATGGTGGGTACTGGCTGGGATGCTCGGGTATCCCTTTTTTGTCATTGGGGCCAGTGGCGTAGGGCTTACAGACGCCTCAGATATCCTTGGCTCTATGGCCACAATCTACTTCCCCGCGACGAGCTTAATATTGGGCGCGTTCTTCGGTGCAAATGCATACCAATCGAAGAAGGATAGCAAATGATTTGTATCCGTATCTGCATTGGTCGGAGCTTTCTTTGGGTTTTCTAAAATTGGAGGTAAGTAATGTTAGCCATTATAAATAGCGTAGCTGGTTTAGCTACTAGTTATATAGACGGTAAGACTGCTGTAAAAAAAGCAGAAGCTCAAACTAAAATGAAGATTGCTACTGGTGAAATAAGCTGGGAGCAGTCAGCTATTGAAGCAAGCAAAGATTCTTGGAAGGATGAGGCTTGGACTTTATGCTTTATATTCATAGTGTTAGGTAGCTTTATTCCTGGCCTTCAGCCATACATGGAGCAAGGCTTTATTAATTTACAGGCAGCACCAAGCTGGTTTAGCTGGGCAATGTACGCCTCAATAGCAGCTAGCTTTGGGATTCGTACAATGAAAGGATTAAAACAATGAAATGGTTATTCGCATCTAAATGGTGGCTTCGTCTGATGGGCAAGAAAGCCCCAGCAAAACTTGGAAGACCAAAGGGTTCTAAAAACAAACCTAGAATGCAGAGGGTATCAAAATGAAAAAGAACTGGGAACCATTTTTTGAAATGTTAATCCACCATGAAGGCGGGTTCACCGACGATCAGCGCGACAAGGGAAACTCAAAAGGCGATGGTCATGGCAACGATGGAAGCACAATGCTAGGCGTCACATCTTACAACTGGGCTAAGTATACCGGCCAGCCGGCACCAAAAGATGTGATGCGAAAGCTGACAGTTGATGATGTGAAGCCGCTCTACAAAAAGAACTATTGGGATGCTATAAGAGGGGACGATCTTCCATCGGGCGTGGACGTAAGCTGTGCGGATCTTTGTGTTAATGCCGGCCCAGGTCGTGCCGCCAAGATACTTCAACGCGCAGTATCTGCAAAGGCTGATGGGGCTATCGGTCCACAGACTGTCGCAGCGGTCTTCGACTTTGACGCGACAGATGTTCTGCATAAATATTATGATGGGCGCGAAGCGTTCTATAGAAGCCTGGATGACTATAAGATATACGGAAATGGATGGTCGCGTCGTAATAGCGAAACGCTAGAAAAAGCATTGGACATGGTAGATGAGTGAACGAAAAGGGTTGTGGCACAACATCCGCAAAAAAAGAGCGCGCATGGCCAAAGGCAGCGGTGAAAAGATGAGAAAGCCTGGAGCGCCAGGCGCTCCAACGGCGCAGGCAATCCAGGCTAGTCAGGTCAAGCCCCGCCGAGGGGGCCTGATGGGTTAAAGGAGCCTAATAGCTCGTCCCCGCATTGGCAATATCTCGATCCACTTGCGTTCCTCCAGCCCTTTAAGAATGCGGTGCATACCATTGGTCGAAGACCGTTTTTTAATGATTGCCTCCCCGTCGATCTTGCCGGCGCAACATTCTTTAACGGTGGGGAAAACGCCATGTTCGCGGTGATACATGCGCAGAAAATTATACACCTCATTCTGCACGGGTGTGAGGCCGACCTTATCCATTAGCTGCATCCTTCTCTTCGAGGCTTAAGACTTTATTATATTGCAGGCGCTTGTCCTTTAGCTCTTCCACGATTTTCGTGGGTAAGTTGTGGAAAACTTCTTGGTTTTGTTGCTCCAACTCTTTCATTTTGGTACGTCTG